AGTCTTCTTTTCGAGCTTGAGCTCCCAGCGGTCATATGCGCCCATTTCATCGGGCTGCTCAAACTTGCGCATCTGAGCATGGGCAGTAATGACGACATTGATCCCAACGCCGATCACTTCCTGGAGGAGATTCAGTAGGCGACCAAACTCTTCTTCTAACCAGGTATAGCCCTTGCCATACCCAAAATCCTCAATGCCTTTGACACTGGCTTTGGCGCAAATGTGAGCCACACAAAGCATTTCAGCCCAGTCGCCGGTGTCAATGATCAGAGTGCCACACATGGCCGGATTGTTTCGGATGAATGTTACCTGTTCGATCAGCATGGTCCAGCTGCTGGGGCGCTGCGTGCGCATAACGTTCATGTTGACAGTGCTTCCCTCAGTGTCGATAAAAAGCGGATCCGGGAAATGTGAGGCAAATGTCGACTTGCCTATCCCTTCCGGGCCGTACACGACTACTTTCTGAGCTGATGGGATTTTCCCTCTGATAATTTCCATTAAAAACTCCCCGCTTTCCAAACTGGCCTTACCGGCTCTGATGCTTCTTGCTGGTCTGCACCAGCAATGTATCCGTCCTCGATAATGATTGAGCACTCGTCACCCGTGCTGACCCTTGTTGCAATTGCCTGTAACCCTTCGGATTCAAGCCAAGAACCAAACCGGTGCAGCTCATCAATGTCCATCTGTTCGAGCTTGTCTAGTAGGACAAATCCGCAGTTCGGGTTTAGCTTCCGAACGATAGCGGTCGAGACAATGAGCTGGTCAGCACCGGCCATGTTGTCCCATTTGTACCCGTTGTACGTTAGTTCGCCGTCAACAACCCCTAACCCAGGCAGTGGAAGGCTAGCGTTTTTAAGTAGATCAATTTTAGACTGCCGGACCGCATTAAGATCAGCGGTCAGGGTATTGTACTGGGCGTCATAATTGTTGGCGTCTTCCTCGGCCTTGTCCTTATCAAGGTTGGCTCGCACCTTGCGGTTGATCTGTTCAACACTGGAGATATTCTGCTCGAGTTCGGAAGTCGACTCGTCATTCAGGTCCAGAGCGGTTTTACGTGCGATCTCGAGATCAGCCAGAACCTTATTAAGCTCAACAGTCTGCTCGTTCAGCTTGTTTTTCAGAAGCTCGATTTCTCGCTGAGTCTGAGCTATTTTCGTCATAACACCAGCATGCTGGCTTTCGATATACTTCAGGTTCTGGCGCTTCCGATTGTTTTCGCCATTCCTGGCAAGGATATCCTGCTGCTGTTTGATCAGGTCCGACGCAGAAATCGGCTCTTTCGGCGCATCCGGATAATACGGCTGTTCCTTGGCAAACTTCTTTTTCTGGTCAGCAATCTGACCGATAGCCAGACGCCGGTTGTATATCTCTGTTTCTTGCCGTTCCATATCGGCAAGCTGCTGGCCGACTCCGATGATCTGCAGAAGTGTCATAGCTTTTTCCCTTGATGTTGACTGCATAAACTTCGGAAGATCCAGTGCTAATTGCTCAACAAAGCTGTCTAGCAACTTCTGCCCAGCTTTCTGTCCGTTCGGGTCGATAACCTTCAGATCACTGTTCTTACCCTTGCGCTCGACTACCAGGCCGTTTGACATCACAATGTGTAGATTCGGGGGGATGACCGAGTCTGTACGCTGAGGGTCGCTTGGCCTATATTTTTCTCCGCCAAGCACCCATGCAATTGCATCCAGAACCGATGTTTTCCCCTGGCGGTTTTTACCGCCGATTATTGTCAGTCCATTGGCGGTAGGCTCGATCTTGACCGCCTTGACTCGCTTTACGTTTTCGATTTCCAGTTTGTTGATTTTTATGCTCATATGGTCCTCCTAATTCTTTTCGATCAACTCGTCAAGTCTCATAAACCGGCGCTCATTTTCATCCAAAATGCACTAATCATGTCGCACCTCCTGTTTGTTCTCGCTCTCGGCTTTGATCGCCTTGGCCAGCGCAATGATGGCCTTGTCGGATAATTGGGATATGCGGATTTACTTGTGGTTTTTTCATTCATCTAAACACTCCTTTCATTGTTTTGGGGCTTTTCTTTATACTGCACATTCACAAGGTTTATTGTCTGAATCATCTGGAAGTGCTTTTCTAACATCTGCCCAAAACCTTTGAAACCCAACCTTTTCAGTAGGAACAATGCCTAATTGCTTCATTGTTCTAAACTTGCATTCCAAGTCTTTTAGGTATACGCCTTTGAGTATTGAATACCCGACAACTTCCTCTGCCAATTTAGCCTTTTCCCATTTTTCTGGCTCTTTGCAGTACGTTATATACCATTGCTGTTTTCCTGCTTTAAGACAGGGTACACAGTTTGCATGTCTATACAATTCATATGTGCTGGGTCTGGGGATACCTATATCCTCGGTGTTTTGTATTGTGCGTTCCCAGAAAGCAAGTGGAAAATCTGTTTTATAACCTTGACTCAACAGAATTCCAATACGCCTTTGTATACGTTCCACCTCTCCCATATCAAAACCATATAGAATACAAATATCATCTCTTGGTTCAAATGGCTTGGAAGGATAATTTTGCTCCAACCACGTCATAAACGGTTCAGTCTTTAATCTGTTGGTACATAGGGCTGTTCCATTGCCTACCTTGAATGCCTTTATCTCCATACATACGTCTAACGGGTCTTTGTCCTCCCAGCCCTCCATATTAACTGGAGTTATCTCCATGCCAAGATAATCAGCAACCTCTTTCTTAAACCTTTTTATATCCTCATCTTCTGCTCTTGGGCATATATCATGGTTAACCAATATGACCTTTTCCCTTCCATACTTTCTGACTGCTTCTATTGCTACCAATGCAGATGAATGTCCTCCTGAATAACAGACTATATATTTCATATGACCTCCAAATACCACAATTTATATTAAAATCTTTCAATTTACCTGTTTGTTCTCAATCTCTGCTTTGATCGCCTTGGCCAGCGCAATGATGGCCTTGTCGGATAATTGGGATAACGCTTCGATTGCTAGGTTGGTCATGAATTATCTCCTCCCAACATCAATATGCAGCTCTTGAAGATCTGCTAACACCTGGCTCGCTTCTGCTTCCATTGCGTCCCCTTGTTCCTTTAGCCGACGCATTTCTGGTTCAAAACACGCAAAGTGCCCGATAACCAAGCAAGCAATCAAAATCAAAACTAGGATTACAGCTATCAGTGCAATGTTGGCGTCTGTCCTTGCCTGTCTGATCGTGTAGTTTTCTTCGATCTTGTTCATCTGATTCGTACTCTCCCATTCATGACCGCATCCCGCGGAAAAATTTCATGAATCCGGTCGTCGGAGATATGGAACAGATCCAGGATCTTGTAACACTCATCCAGCGGCCACGGTTCAGCGGACACCATATGTAAATTGACATAAGGTTCTGACCGGCCGATCTTCCTAGCCAGATCGCGGTAGGTCATGTCAAATTGGCGGAGCAATCCACGAAGGACAGAGAACGGCTTCTTGACGGAATTCTCAGTTGTACGAATCATATGGCTTCTGCCTCCTGATCTTCTTTTCCTGCGTACTTAAACTGCTGGGTCCGGACAATGCCTTCGAAGATCGCCCGCAGTTTCGGGTCATCGGCAATGACTTGCAGCTTGTTGATACCATGCACTTCACGGTATTTTGCCCCGGACTGCTTCATCCGGACCTGCAGATTGCGCTTTCTGGCGGTCAGGTCACAGTGGGCAGTTGTTTCGAGGGTGAAGTATATGTCGGACCGGAAAGTCTGATAATTCAGGCCGTGAGTTTTGCATATACCGTTGATCCGACGGTTCATGTCGGCGGCCCAGTCCAGCTGCGCGAGATCGGTAATTGCGTCGATCATGGCCTTTTGCTTGTTCTCGGCGTTGGTCATCCTGGACTCGATGGCGCGAACCCGGTGATCCTGGTCAACCAGCGCCTGAGTCGTTGCTGCAAGGATTTCCAGCTGGGACATTGGCTTGACCTGCTGGCGGTACCGCTTTTCAACTTCGATAAAATAGCGGCGAACCTGACGACCTTTATCATTGTTCTCCATCATGGCGATTTCCTTGGCGATATCGATCGGGACGATGTAATCGGTCTGACAGCCGCCGCTTACTAAATTTTTAGTAAACGCCTGATAGTCGTCATTCTCCTGATAACCGTTTTTGTCGATCCGGTTTTTAATCCAGTCGTTATACCGGCTGGCAACTTCGAGAAATTCGTGCAATTCGCGGGTATTTACCGCTTGCTCTCCGTCATTGTCATAGACGGGGATCATTTCATTTGCTATAATAATCATGGATGAACCTTTCTGGCCATTTGGCCTAGACTCGCTGCTTGTGACAGCGGGTCTTTTTTTGTTATTGTGGTATAATTCGTTCGAAGGAAGGTGAATTGAATGAAATTGAATCCTGATTGCATACGTGACGTTCTTCTTGCGATCGAAGAAGATTGTGGTTTTAGATCGATATTTCAATTCCCAGGAAACAACAAGCGGCTATCAAGTTATTCTGAAGATG